TGATGGCAAGCGTTTATATTGTATGAAATCTAATGATATTGTAATTAAATATGAATACCAAGGAAACGAAGTTGAATATAATCCAAGCTGGGCAAGTAGCAGTTGAGGAACTAATCAAAGTAGCTAAAGAAGCTATTGTTGATTCAGATGATGACGTATCAGCAGATAGATTAAAAAATGCAGCAGCCACAAAAAAGCTAGCTATATTTGATGCTTTTGAAATATTAAATAGATTAGAAGCTGAAGAAGCTTTATTAAATGAAAAACCTAAAGAAGTAAAAGAAGAAAAATCTTTTAAAGGTTTTGCAGAGGGAAGATCTAAAAATGTATAAGCAAACTTTATATAAAGTCTTAGAAGACTACGTAAGGCCTAAAGTTCTTAATAGAATGAATAGGTATAAAAAATGGGATTATGGGTATAACGAAGAGCATGACTTAATAGTTATAAGCAAAACAGGTGAAATAGGTGAAATATATGAAATACAAAATCTTGTAATTGCTTTACCTAAGCAAAAAGATGTTGTTGAATTTGAAAAAGACAGATGGACTTATACGCCGTACCCAAAGCAACTAAATAAAATTAAATCTGTGTTTGATTGGGAAGAATACCCGTTAGACTTTAAAGAAAAATGGTATGACTATATTGATAAAGAATTTACAAGGCGCGAAGAAGGTTTTTGGTTTATTAGCAAAGGTGTTCCTACTTACATTACTGGCACTAATTATATGTACCTGCAGTGGAGTAAAATTGACGTCGGGCAACCGGACTTTAGGGAATCAAATAGATTATTCTACATTTTCTGGGAAGCTTGTAAATCAGACACACGGTCTTATGGAATGTGTTATCTTAAAAACCGTCGATCAGGCTTTTCATTTATGTCCTCAGCTGAATCGGTCAACCTTGCTACAATATCCACGGATTCACGGTACGGCATACTGTCCAAATCTGGTGCCGATGCTAAGAAGATGTTCACAGATAAAGTGGTACCAATATCCGTTAACTATCCATTCTTCTTCAAACCGATCCAGGACGGTATGGACAGGCCCAAGACCGAGCTCGCCTACAGAGTCCCTGCCTCCAAATTTACCCGTAGAAAACTGGAAGCCAATCAAAAAATACAAGAAATTACCGGTCTTGACACAACCATCGACTGGAAGAATACCGGCGACAATGCCTACGATGGGGAGAAGCTCAGGCTCCTCGTCCACGATGAGAGCGGGAAGTGGGAAAGGCCCAACAACATCCTCAACAACTGGCGTGTTACGAAAACCACCCTTAGACTAGGTAGTAGAGTTATTGGAAAGTGTATGATGGGATCAACATCAAATTCACTTGACAAAGGAGGAGCAAACTTTAAAAAGCTTTATGACAACTCAGATGTTACACAAAGAAACGCCAATGGACAGACTCGCTCAGGACTCTATTCTTTGTTCATACCTATGGAATGGAACTACGAAGGATACATTGATTCTTATGGCTTACCTGTATTCAATACACCCAAAAAAGGAGTTGAAGACCCTCATGGAACAAAAATAACACAAGGTGTTATAGAATATTGGGATAATGAGGTGGAGGGCTTAAAATCTGATCAAGACAGTTTAAATGAATTTTACAGACAGTTTCCACGCACAACTAAGCATGCGTTTAGAGATGAATCCAAACAATCTTTATTTAACTTAACAAAAATATATGAGCAAATAGATTTTAATGAAGATCTTAAAAACTCAATTAAAGTAACTAAAGGAAGTTTTCAATGGGAAAATGCAGAAAAAGATACTAAAGTAATATTTGTGCCAAATAAAAGCGGCAGATTTTTAGTTACTTGGGTTCCGCCTGAAAGCTTACAAAATAAAAGATATATAAAAAATGGCACTAATTATCCTGGTAATGAGCATTGCGGAGCATTTGGTTGTGATCCATACGATATTTCAGGTACTGTTGACGGCAGAGGATCCAACGGATCTCTTCACGGTTTAACTAAATTTTCAATGGAAGATGTGCCGCCTAATATGTTTTTTTTAGAATACATAGCTAGACCACAAACTGCTGAAATATTTTTTGAAGATGTATTAATGGCTTGCGTGTTTTACGGAATGCCGATACTAGCAGAAAACAATAAACCAAGATTATTATATCATTTTAAACGTAGAGGCTATAGAGGCTATTCAATTAATAGACCTGATAAAAAATACAATAAGCTATCTGTAACAGAAAAAGAGTTAGGCGGAATACCTAATTCAAGTGAAGATATAAAACAAGCACATGCAGCTGCAATTGAAACTTACATAAATGACTTTGTAGGTTTAAAAGAAACAGGATATGGAGATATATATTTCCAAAGAACCTTAGAGGATTGGGCTAAATTTAATATTAATAATAGAACAAAGCATGACGCATCTATTAGTTCAGGGCTTGCATTAATGGCCTGCAATAAACATAGATATGCCCCAGGAGCGCCTAGACAAAAACCAAAAGCATTAGACTTAGGTTTTAAAAAATATGATAATAAAGGTTCAACATCAAAAATAATAAGTTAAATGAGTATATATACTAACACCAATAGCGCTTTTCCAAGCCAAGTAGTTAGCGATGCGGAAAAAGCAAGCTTGAAATACGGGACGCAAGTTGGGCAGGCCATAGAATACGAATGGTTTGGGCAAGGGCGAACTAACGGTAATAGATATTTAACTAGTTGGAATCAATTTCACCAATTAAGATTATATGCTAGAGGTGAGCAGTCAATACAAAAGTACAAAGATGAGTTATCTATTAATGGTGATTTGTCTTATTTAAACTTAGACTGGAAGCCTGTGCCTATTTTATCTAAATTTGTAGACATAGTAGTTAACGGTATATCAGCTAAAGCTTATGATATAAAAGCATACGCGCAAGACCCTGCTTCTATAAGAAAAAGAACTGATTATGCTTCCATGCTTTATGAAGACATGGTTGCTAAAGAATATTTAGATAGTCTTCAACAAACATTAGGCATTAATTTGTATCAAACACCGAACATTGATGTGGTGCCTGAATCAAAAGAAGAACTGGAATTACACATGCAATTAAGTTATAAGCAGTCAATTGAAATAGCTGAAGAAGAAGCTATATCTAGCGTGCTTGCTCAAAATAAATATGACTTAACAAGGAAAAGATTAAACATGGATTTAACCGTGTTAGGTATTGCAGTAGCAAAAACCAGCTTTAATGCAGCAGAAGGAATTACAGTTGATTATGTAGATCCTGCTTATGTTGTTTATTCTTATACTGAAGATCCAAACTTTGACGATGTATATTATGTAGGTGAAGTAAAATCTATAACAATACCTGAGCTTAAAAAAGAGTTTCCAAATATTAGCGAAAAAGAATTAGAAAGAATTCAATCTATGCCTGGTAACAGTCAATATATAACCGGCTGGGGTAACTATGATCGAAACACAGTCCAGGTTTTATATTTTGATTACAAGACTTATCACAATCAAGTATTTAAAATAAAAGAAACACCACAGGGATTGATGAAAGCTTTAGAAAAGCCTGATTCATTTAACCCACCGGAAAATGATAACTTTGAAAGAGTATCAAGATCTATTGAAGTTCTATATACAGGAGCTAAGGTTTTAGGCTCAAATGAAATGGTTAAGTGGGAGTTGGCAGAAAATATGTCTAGACCCACAGCCGATACAACTAAGGTAGAAATGAATTATGCTTTATGTGCGCCAAGAATGTACAAAGGACGTATCGAATCACTTGTAAGCAAGTGTATTGGATTTGCTGATATGATTCAGTTAACACATTTAAAGCTACAGCAAGTACTGTCTAGAATGGTACCAGATGGTGTATATTTAGATATGGACGGATTAGCTGAAGTTGATTTAGGTAATGGAACAAACTATAATCCAGCAGAGGCATTAAATATGTATTTCCAAACAGGTTCTATAGTTGGCCGATCACTTACTCAAGATGGAGATATGAATGCTGGCAAAGTTCCAATACAAGAACTTAATAGTTCAAACGGTCAGGCTAAAATTAGTTCTTTGATTCAAACGTATCAATACTATTTACAAATGATACGTGATGTAACAGGGCTTAACGAAGCTAGAGACGGCAGTACTCCAGACAAGCAAACGCTTGTAGGGCTTCAAAAGATAGCCGCTAACGCCTCTAATGTAGCTACTAGGCATATTAACCAGTCAGGGCTTTATATAACTCTTAAATTAGCTGAAAACGTTTCTTTAAGAATAGCGGATGCGTTAGAATTTCCTTTAACTAAAAGCGCATTACAAAATTCTATATCCACTTTTAATATTAAAACTTTAGAAGAGATAGTTAATTTAAACCTGCATGACTTTGGTATATTTTTAGAATTAGAACCAGACGAAGAAGAAGAAGCCCAACTAGAAAATAACATTCAAGTTTCTTTACAGCAAGGAAGTCTTAATCTAGAGGACGCTATTGATTTAAGGCAAATTAAAAACCTTAAGCTAGCAAATCAAATGCTTAAAATAAAGCGTAAAGAAAAAGCTAAACAAGAACAAGCTAATCAACAAGCAAACATTGCTGCGCAAGGAAAGTCTCAAGCAGATACTGCTGAGAAAACAGCTATGGCTGAAGTGCAAAAGCAAGAAGCTTTAATGGGAGCTAATGTTCAATTTGAACAATCTAAAAATCAAATGGAAATTCAGCGAATGGAAATTGCAGCGCAATTAGAAGCGCAAAAAATGCAAACCAGATTTGAGTACGATATGCAACTTAAACAAATGGATGTTCAAATGGTACAACAAAAAGAAGGTTCTATTGAAGATCGTAAAGATAATCGAAGTAAAATGGAAGCTTCACAGCAAAGTGAACTAATAAGTCAAAGACAAAACGATGGCTTACCTATAAACTTTGAACAACAACCCGAAACGGGAATGCAAGCTTTCATGTAGGAAGCAATAACTATTTAATTATATTATATTATGTCAGAAGAAGTAAAAACAAATGAACCTGTTAAACAGGAAGGTGAGTTTAAAATTAAAAAGAAAACTCCAAAAAAATTAACAACACCCAGCGACGAGCCTATAAAGGTTACAATTAAAGAGCCTTTAAAAGAAGAAGCTCCGGAAGTTACTAAGGTGGTAATACCAAAAGAAGATGCCATTCAAATCGGAGAAACAAAGGAAGTATCTGTGGAAAAACCATCCGGAGATAGCGCAGAGGTGGGAGAACCTGTACAAAAGTCCGACGAGGATGTTGAAGGGTTTTCTCCAATCAAAGAAGTAACAGAGACTGAAAAAGTTGAAGCTCAGGTAGAAAAAGCAATACAGGACGAAAGAATTCTGGGTAAAGCTTTACCTGAAAACATTGAAAAGCTAGTTTCTTTTATGGAAGATACAGGTGGGACAATAGAGGACTATACCAGGCTTAACGCCGATTACTCTAAAGTTGACGAAGTTACGTTACTTAAAGAGTATTATAAAAAAGAAAAACCTTATTTAGAAGGAGAAGACATTGATATGTTATTAGAAGACTTTATTATTGATGAAGATATCGACGAAGATAGAGATGCACGCAAAAAAAGAATTGCGTTTAAAGAAGAAGTTGCAAAAGCCAAAAACTATTTAGAGGAAACAAAGAGTAAATATTACGACGAGATCAAGTTGAGACCGGGCGTTACTCAAGACCAACAAAAAGCCACGGACTTTTTTAACCGATATAACAAGCAGCAAGAAACAGCTAAGCAACAACACGCACAATTTAAAGAAAGTACTAAAAATCATTTTAGCAATAATTTCGAAGGTTTCGATATTAAAGTTGGTGAAAAGAATTATAAGTATAACATTCAAAATCGTGATAAAGTTGCAGAAAGCCAATCAAATATTAACAACCTTGTCGGGAAGTTCCTTGACGAATCAGGCAATGTTAAAGATGTTGATGGTTATCACAAAGCTATGTATGCTGCAGATAATGTAGATAAGATTGCCGCTCATTTTTATGAGCAAGGAAAAGCTGATGCAGTTAAAGACGTTGTAAATAGCTCAAAAAACTTAAGTAGTACTAAAGCTAGATCTACTCAAGGAGATGTATTTGTAAACGGATTAAAAGTTAAAGCAATTTCAGGTGCTGATTCTACAAAACTAAAAATCAAAACAAAAAAATTTAACTAAAAAAACAAACAATTATGAGTTTAACTCCTCA